ATTGATCTTTCTAACCGACAAAACACCTCAATCGGGCACGATCCTTTTGAATCAGATTGAACATGCCTGAATCAGACCAGATCGCTTTAGATCAGGCTCAATCGAGAATAGGAGGTGTGCCAACTCCACGTATTCACTCCAAACTCAATGATTTGCCGTCCAAAGGGCAGGAAATGATCGACTTTGCAGCTGAAGTTGGTATCCCACTTATGGAATGGCAGAAGTTTGTTGCAATTCATGGGCACAAGATCAAGCCAGATGGTCGCTGGCACCATTCCGAGAATGGACTTGTAATCGCTAGGCAGAATGGGAAAAGTACATTCATGATGCTTAGGATGCTGACGGGTGCTTATGTGTGGGGCGAAGGCTTACAGCTTGCATCAGCTCACAGACTTACTACATCCCTGGAAACCTTCAGACAGATAATTGCTTTAATTGAGGAGAATGACAAACTTGCATCCGAGGTCAAGAAGATCCGATGGCAACATGGCGCAGAAGAATTGGAACTTAAAGGTAATCGCAGAATTGTAATTAAGGCAAGCAATAACGCTTCACGTGGTATTTCAAAGCCTGAAACAATCCACATGGATGAGTTGCGAGAATACAAAGACCAAGATGCCTGGTCATCGATGAGATACACCATGATCAGCGCAAAGAATCCTCAGACATGGATTTATTCAAATGCTGGCGATCAACATTCAATTGTTTTAAACTCTTTAAGATCTAGAGCCTTAGCAGCTGCTGGAGGTGCAAATGATGATATTGGTTGGTTTGAATGGAGCGCAGAACCTAACGCTCCTATCACCCTTCCGTCGGGTGAGCCGAACTGGGAAGCGTTCGCTCAAGCCAATCCATCATTGGGAATTACAATTCACCAGGATAATTTGCGATCGGTGATAAATGATCCGCCGGACATTGTAAGGACAGAAGTATTTTGCCAGTGGGTAGATACAATCAATTCAGTCGTAGATGCGCAAAAGTGGCAATCATGTGCGATTGAGCCAATTCCACTAGATCCAGAAAAAACAATGTGGATGGGATTAGATTTAAGTCCAGATCGTAAGTTTGGAGCATTAGTTGCTGCTCAAAGATTGCCAGGAGAAAGATTCTATGTGCAACTGCTTCATACCTGGGCAAATGACTTTTCATTGAACGATTTAGCAATTGCCAACGATGTTGCGCCCTATTATCGCAAATACCAGGTGGAAACTATTGCCTACAGCAAAAGGACAGCTGCTGCAGTTGCCAGCCGATTACAGCAGGCTGGAATTCCTACAAGCGATATGGATGGGGCGATTTACAGCGAATCCTGCGACAGATGGCTCGGAGCGATTAACAGCCATCGTTTACAGCATGGAGATCAAGAAGAATTAACTCAGCAGGTTTTATCAGCTGCAAGATTACCTTTTGGCGATGGTGCTTGGATTATTGGTAGAAGGGCATCAAGGGTTGCAGTTTGTGCAGCCGTTGCCACAGCTCTTGTTTCATACTTTGCGACACAGGTTGAAACCGAGGTTGATATACAAATCGGTTAATCTCAAATAATGATATAATTTATCCCATATTATGGGAATCTTTGATCGCTTTAATACAAAATCACCAGTCGAGCAAGTAGATGTATCGGCTGCAATATCTCCTTACAACGCCCAGCAATTAGTTGGCGGAATCCTTTTTGGAACTACAACTGCATCACGTGAACAATATATGGCGATCCCATCTGGAGCACGTGCAAGAAATATAATCTGCTCAACAGTTGGCTCATTACCTATCGAGCAATATAACCATTTTACAAATGAGCACATACGCCCAAATCGTGTAATCATGCAACCAGATCCACGTGTTGCTGGTTCAGCAATTTATGCTTGGATTGCCGAAGATCTTTTACTTTACGGCGTTGCTTACGGAATGGTTATGGATGCTTATTCCTCAACAGATGCTTCACGAATTCGTGCTTGGACAAGAATTGCACCTAACCGAGTATTTGCAAGTTTAAATGCACTATCAACAGAAATTGAATACTACACAGTTGATGGAAAAAAAGTACCTCCGTTTGGTTTGGGATCTTTAATTGTATTTAATGGTTTAGATGAGGGAATTTTAAATCGTGCAGGTCGCACAATTAAGGCTGCTGCTGCATTAGAACAAGCTGCTGAGATGTATGCCAAAGAGCCAATGCCACAAATGGTTCTTAAGTCAAATGGCACCAATTTAACTCCAGAGCGTATTTCAAAACTTTTAGATAGTTGGAAGCAAAGCAGAACTATGCGTACCACGGCATTTTTAAATGCTGATGTCGAATTGCAAGCACTTGGTTTTGATCCTGCTAAATTACAATTAAATGAAGCACGCCAATACCTGGCTTTAGAAATAGCCAGAGCATCAGGCATTCCGGCCTCGTTTGTATCTGCTGAAACAACATCAATGACTTATTCCAACATGACTGCAGAGCGCAAAGCACTTATTGATTTTTCACTTCGTCCAATTCTTACAGCTATAGAACAACGTCTAAGCCAAGCAGATTTCTGCCCTAACGGAATTGAAACCCGTTTTGACATTGACGATTTCTTACGTGGATCGGCATTAGAGCGTGCACAAGTTTACGAAATCCTAAACCGCATCGGTGCGATGAGCATTGAGCAAATACAAGAGGAGGAGGACTTAATCCGATGAAGATTAATTTCCCAATAGAAATAACAGCTGCTGACACAAACAAGCGCACAATCTCAGGAAAGATTGTTACTTGGGATGAGCAAGGCTCAACCAGCGCAGGATTGACAGTGTTTGAAAAAGACAGCATTGACTTCTCAAAGCCAGTTAAATTATTGCTTGAGCATGAGAGAACTAAGCCACTTGGAAAACTTGTTGATATAACTGCAACGGAAACAGGATTGGAAGCCACGTTTCGTCTTGCCAAAACTTTTTCTGCGGATGACGCTTTGGAGGAGGCCGCTACTGGACTCCGTGACGGATTTAGTGTTGGTGTGAAAATTAACGAGTGGAAAAATGTAGAAGGCGTATTACGCATCCAAAAAAGTTCTTTACAAGAGGTCAGCCTCGTCACCGATCCCGCAATCGACAGCGCGAGGGTCGCTGAAGTAGCAGCTAGCGAAACACCAGAGAATTCCGAAGCAACCGCTACGGATGAACAACCACAGGAGGAAAAAGTGTCTGAGAATATTTCAGAAGCCCCTATCGCATCCGAAGCGGTAGAAGCGGCACAAACCACTCCCGTAGTAACAGCAAACTACGTTGCTTACACAAAGCCACGTGTTAATGAGAATGTTACTGCAGGACAGTTTGTTGCAGCACAAATCAAGGCAGTACAAGGCGACACAGATGCACGTGATCTAGTCGCAGCATTAGCAATCGGTACAGTTACAGAGAACACAGGAATGGTTCCGCCTAACTACTTACGTGATGTTATCGGTGTTATCGATTCATCTCGTCCATTTATCGATTCAATTGAGCGTGCACCACTTCCAGCAAGTGGATTAAAGATTTACACGCCTGTACTTGGAGCACAAGCAATTGTTGGACAAACAGCAGAAGGCGTTGAGTACGCATCACAAGATACTGCAGTTACATTCCAAGAAGACAACATCGTCAAGTTCGCTGGCGCAAACGTAATTAACCAAGAGGTTTTGGATAGATCAGATCCGAGTTTTCTTGATCTCCTTATACGTGAGTTGGCTGCATCCTATGCACAAAAGACAGATGCTTACGCAGCAAAGATTGCAGTTTCAAACTGCGGTTCAACATCTAGTTCGACAATTTACAAGTCAATAGCAGCAGGTATTGCTGATTCATACAACGTAATGCGATTCACTCCAAACCGCTTGATGGTTGCACCTTCAGGTGGAGAAGATGGAATCGATTTCGCTGGATTACTTGGCGCAGTAGATGGTGCTAACCGCCCACTATTCGCAGCAGCAGCTCCACAAAATGCTGCAGGTCTATTATCACAAGGCACAACTGCGGGAACAATCGCAGGACTTGATCTTGTTGTAGATCCAAACTACACAGGTGATGCATCAAACGTTAAATACGGCTTAGTGTATCCATCAGCAGCTATGCGATTCCACGAATCCGGTCTTTTTGACATTCGTGCAAACATCGTTGCAAATGGTCGTGTTGAGATTGGTCTTTACGGATATGCAGCAGTAGTTAATCGCTACCCAACAGCATTCCGAGGATTAACAGTAGCCTAAGTTAAATCAGTGCCTGGGGTTGCTCCCGATCTCAGGCATCTTTTAATGGGAGTTTAGAGAGGAAGATATGCCATCAATTATCACAGCCACCGAGTTGCGATCAGTGCTTGGCGTATCTTCATCTCTTTATTCCGACAGTTATTTAAATGAAATAATCGATACCGCAGAAGGCGTGATCCTTCCAATGTTAGTTTCTTTCAAGAGCCCAATACAAGAGGCTGAATTAGAATCAAATGTAGCAACCTTTACTACTTTAGGCATTCATGAATTCACTGAAGGTCAATCAGTAGTTATCGCAGGATGTGGAGCACCTTACAATGGAACACGCACAATCCTTGCAGATAATCTTGGACAATATACATTCTCATGCGCCATTACAAACGCAGATGTGGCGAGCGCAAATATCATCCCATCAGGAACTGCAACCCTTACAGCTGCTGCAACTTATGTTGGCAACCAACCAGTTCGCTCAGCAACCTTCGCAGTATCTTTAGAAGTATTTCAATCTCGCCTCGCAGGAGGAGGTCAGATCGAAGGCGTAGATTTTACAGCAACACCATTTAGAATGGGCAGAAGTTTATTTAACAGATGCGTTGGATTATTAGGCGCATACATAGATGTTGAAAGCATGGCTCAATAATGCCATCCACAATTCTTTCATCAGTTCGCACACCTTTAGCAACAGCACTTGCTGGCGTAGCAGGTAACGTTTATTCATTCGTGCCAGAGAGCGTTATACCACCGGCAGTCGTGGTCGTTCCAGATAGCCCTTACTTGGAATTGGAAACAATCAGTAAGTCTGCTATTCGTACAAAGATCAACATGACCATTTCAGTCGCAGTTGCTTACAACTCAAATCCAGCAAGCCTGGACAATATTGAGCAACTCATCCTAAGTGTTCTGGCAGTGATCCCAGCAGGATACATCGTCAGCTCGGTCGAAAGACCTACAGTTACACAAGTTGGAGCATCTACTTTGCTTATTAGCGATGTAAGAGTTTCTACCTACTACACACAAACCGCATAAAGGAGAATCATGGCAACCACAGTAATCACAGGTCGCGATATTTCTTTGTCTTTCACAGGTGGAACAGACATCGAAGCACAAGCGACAAACGCAGTTCTAACAAAAGAGTTTGATCGTCAAACTTACCAAACACTTGATGGCGAAGCATACAAAGTGGTCAATTCGACTGGCTCATTCCAATTAGACATGTTGGCAGATTGGGGCAAGGCATCTTCAGTATGTGAAGCACTTTGGACTGCTTGCGATACATCACCAAACTCAGAAATTTCAATCACACTTACAGCTGCATCTGGCGCACAATTTGTGTTTCCAGTATTGCCAGTTTACCCAACCGCAGGTGGCTCAGGAGTAGATGCTCAAACAGTATCATTTACATTCCCAGTTGCACGTGGCGAAGTTACTGAAACATTCAGCTAAAGAATAAAACGGGAGCAAACAAATGAAACTACCAATCACAATTGAATATAACTCAGGAGAGCAAGCCACTTATATAGCCCAACCTCCTGAGTGGGCAAAATGGGAGAAGCAGACAGGAAACACGATTGGACAAGCCAAAGAAAAGATTGGCATGTGGGATCTTATGTTTTTGGCTTATCACGCCCATAAGCGTGCTATCGCTGGCGACAAACCAGTCAAGCCAATGGATGCCTGGATGGAAACAGTCGCAGACGTAATTGTCGGTGATGCGGATGACCCAAAAGTCATCCAGAAGGAAGCGTAAGCCGTTTACTTATTGCGGTGGCAATAGCCACACAAATTCCAATGAGTGAGTGGACAAGCGCAGAAGATTTATTAACCGCAGTTGAGATTTTAAAGGAGCGTGGATAATGGCAGCTAGTACCCAGCCGTCTATCTTCTACTCCAAAAAAGAATTAGGTCAGATTGCAAAAGTGTTGCGCACCATGAGCGAAGTTGCTATTGCCGAAAGCAAGAAGCGTGTGCAAGAGATTGCAGAAAAAGAATTAAGTGCTATTCGTGCAGTTGCAAGCGGTAGAGGTAAGGTCGCTCAAAGAATTGCTGATGGCGGTAAAGTAAAGAAATCATCTTTGCTTGGTGAGATCCAATTTGGTTTTGCATCACAAAGATTTTCTGGCGGTGCAACAACTCAATTTAATACACGCAACGATGTGCCAGGCAATCGCAAAGGTATTGGCGCAGCAACTGAATTTGGATCTGCTAAATATCCACAGTTTCCACGATGGAGTGGCCCGATGCCTAAAGGCCCAGGATCACGTGGATGGTTTATTTATCCAACAGTAAGAGCATTACAGCCAACAATTATCAAAGAGTTTGAAGATGTAATTGTGCAGATCAGAAAAGAGTGGACAGATGGCAAGTAGGACTTTAACGCTAGCCCTTGCAGCTGATATTGATAATCTGCAAAAAGGATTAAAAAAAGCAGATGACGAGATCCAAACTTTTGGCGATAAGGTAAACACCTTTGGCAAGAAGGCTGCTGCTGCGTTTGCAGTCGCTGCTGCTGCAGCTGTTGCCTATGGCACGAAACTAGCCATCGATGGGGTTAAAGCAGCCATTCAAGATGAGCAAGCACAGTTAAGGTTAGCCAATGCCCTAAAGGCTGCTACAGGGGCAACTGATGCCCAAATAAAGGCAACTGAGAGCATGATCCTAAAGACATCTTTAGCCACTGGCGTTGCTGATGATGAACTTCGTCCAGCCATGCAAAGACTGGCAGTTTCCACAAAAGATGTTGGCGAAGCCCAAAGATTATTAGGACTTGCTTTAGATATTTCAAAAGGATCAGGCAAAGATCTTGAAAGCGTAGCCAATGCACTTGGCAAGGCTCAAGATGGAAATACCACTGCACTGCAAAGATTGGGATTAGGTTTATCAAAAGCAGAATTAGCAACCCTTTCATTTACAGAGATTCAAACCAAGTTATCGGATTTATATGGTGGCGCAGCAGCTGCTAACGCTGAAACTTTTCAAGGTAAGATCGATCGTTTAAAGGTTGGCTTCGATGAGGCTAAAGAATCACTTGGCACTGCATTACTTCCAACAGTTGAGAAGTTTATTGGATTTTTAAACACAAGTGGCATCCCAGCGTTAAACGCATTTATTGCAGGTTTGACTGGTGATGCAGGATTAGTTGCCGGACTAGATGAAAGCCAAAAAGGGTTTGCAACCTTTGGCAAAACAGTAGCAGCGATCAGCGGAATCATTTCAGGATTTATTACCTTTATTAGAGAAGCAGTCGGACTATTAGTTGAATTTGCTAACCAGGCAATTAGAGTTATCAACATTGTAAAGCCAGGCACAGATATTGGATACATTCCAAACCCATCACTTACTGGCACAATGACTGGACAAACAGTTCCAACAATATCCAGCACTCCTAATGCTAGAGAAAACCGCACGACAGTAAACAACATTACAGTTAAAGCAGTAGATGCCGAAGGTGCTTCAAGAGCTGTCGCAAAGGTATTAAGCCAATCTTCAGCCAGATCAATCCCAGCATTAAGCGGTTCAAGCGTTCGAGGTAATTAATGACTGTTTTTACTCCTGAATGGAAACTAACGATTAATGGTGTTGATTACACTAATGTGGCAATCTCAGATATATCCCATGAGAGTGGTCGCACAGATATTTATCAGCAACCCAATCCAGGTTATATTCAGATTGATCTAGTTGCATTAAACAATCAGACTTATGATTTTCAGGTAAACGATGGTTTAGCACTTCAGGTTAAGAACAGTTCAGGCACATACGTGTCAATTTTTGGTGGCAACATCACAGACATAACAGTTTCAGTTGGTGCTACTGGATCAGTTGGCACAGTTCTTGGATATTCAATTATTGCACTGGGTGCACTTGCTAAATTGCCAAAGATCATTACAACTGGAATTTTATCTCAGGATCAAGATGGTGATCAGATTTATGCACTGCTTAGCCCGTTTTTATTAGGCAACTGGAATGATGTGCCAGCAGCTGAAACTTGGGCTACTTACTCAGCCACAGAAACTTGGGCTGATGCCGTCAATATAGGTTTAGGTGAGATTGACCAACCTGGACAATACACAATGGAAAACAGAACATCTTCAGAGGATACTGTTTACAACATAGCAGCGTTAATTGCCAGTTCAGCCTTTGGTGTCTTATATGAGGACAATGTTGGGAACATCGGGTATGCAGATGCAGCTCATCGTCAGAATTACGCAGCAGTAAATGGATTTACTACGATCTCAGCAAATACAGCTATCGGATCAGGATTAGCCACAAAGACCCAGATTGGCGATGTGCGAAACTCAATTGCCATTAATTATGGAAACAACTTTGGATCTCAAAAAACTGCATTTGATACAACTTCAATTGGAACTTATGGGTACAAAGCAGAAACCATTAACTCGGTTATCCATGATGCAACAGATGCCCAGAATGTAGCTGATCGCTATGTTTCACTTCGAGCCTATCCAAAAGCAAACTTCGATAGCATCACATTCCCAATTACCAACCCAGAATTAGATGATGCTGACAGAGATGCCCTACTAGGGATCTTTATAGGTCAGCCTATTATGATCACAGACTTACCTACTCAGATCGCCACTGGAGGACTTTTTGAGGGGTATGTCGAGGGATGGAATTGGAGCACATCTTTCAATGAATTGTTTTTAACAATCAATCTAAGCCCAATTGAATTCTCAGCAGTATTCCAAGACTGGGATGAGGTCAATGCCTCCGAAACATGGAACACATTATCAGGTACAATTACCTGGCAGACAGCGATAGGAGTAATTTCTTAATATGGCAAATACAACCAACTTCGGGTGGGAAACACCAGACAACACTGATCTGGTCAAGGATGGCGCATTAGCGATCCGAACCCTTGCTGGAGCGATCGACACGTCCTTTGTTGGCGTCGCAATCAATGCACAGACTGGCACAACATACACAGCTGTATTGGCAGACGGATTAAACAAAATCGTAACAATGGATAACGCATCTGCAAATGATTTTAAGATTCCAACAGATGCTTCAGTAGCATTCCCAGTTGGCACAGTATTAAATGTTTTTTGCAAAGGTGCTGGAGCAACAACAATTTCAGCAGTAACCTCAGGAACAACCACAGTAACTTCAGCAGCCACAACTGCTGCTGCCCCAGTTCTTGCAACAAAGAAGGCAGCTAGTTGCATAAAAATTGCTGCAAACTCTTGGATCGTGGTGGGCGGAATTGCCTAATTTGTTATTAGGTTTTTATGCTGGCGCGGAACTGCCTAAGCCAATTGTTACAGGCGGAAGTTTAACAAGCGATGCAACTTACTTTTATCGCACTTTTACTTCAAATGGCACTTTAGGAGTTACAAACGCTAGTTTATCTTGCGATGTTATGTCTGTTGGGGCTGGCGGCGGAGGGGCTTGGTTTGGTGGGGGCGGAGGGGCTGGCGAATTAGATTTGTTTTCAAGCCAATCTATTACACCTGCAAACTACACTGTAACTGTTGGTGCAGGTGGTGCAGGTGCAACAAGTGCAAGTGTTAATGGTTCATCGGGAAATACATCATCTTTTGATTCATTGATTTCATCTCTTGGCGGCGGCGGAGGCGGAAAAGACAATACAAATGGAAATTCTGGTGGATCAGGCGGTGGCGCAGGTAAACTGGGTACTGGTGGAACTGCGTCTGGTTCAAACACATTTGCTGGTGGTAATGGTGGAACTGCAGCGGGTGGCGTTGCGGCAATGGGCGGAGGCGGAGCAGCAACTGAAGTTGGAACTGCTGGAGTAAATGTTGCGTTTACAAGTGCTGTTGGCGGTAATGGTGGTCAAGGCTATCTTCTATCAAGCATCAGCAATAAACCAGATGTGTTTACAGGAATGACGCGCATTTCATCTGGCGGTGGAGGCGGTGCGTTTTGTATTTCTTCAGTAACACTTGATCCTGTTGCTGGAACAGGTGGCGCAGGTGCTGGTAATGGTGGAACTGATAAACAAGGTGGAACTGTTGCACCTGGAAATGGCACATCATTTGGCTCAGGCGGTGGCGGTAGCGGTGAAGGCACTGGCGGAGCAGGTTATCAAGGTCTTGTAATTGTTCGCTATTTGAAAACGGCGGTTTAATATGTCGCATTTTGCAGAGATAGATAATAACAATAAAGTAATTCGGGTATTAGTTGGTGACAACAATGATCCAGCAGGCGATGAAGGTTACCAATGGTTAATCGATAATCTTGGTGGCACTTGGATTAAAACATCATATAACGGCAACATCCGTTTTAATTACGCTGGCATTGGTTATACCTACGATGAAGTAAGAGATGCATTTATTGCACCAGAACCAGAGAATGCAATTGGTTTTGATGAAGATACTTGCACATGGATAGTTCCAAAGGTTGAAATTGAAACCCTGGCTGAGTAAATCAGCAGTCCAATTAAGGGAGCAAATTGATGACTGTTTTCCCGATCGCGATCGTTCTTCTGATGGTTGGATTGGCGATGCTAGGCATGCTACAAAACCGAGCGACCATAATCCTAGCGATACGGGTGTGGTTCGGGCTATCGATGTGGACAAAGATTTAAACAAGATTAAAACTCTTAGCCTGGATCTATTTGAACAGCTGAGATTATTTGCAAAAGCAGATAAGACCAAACGCATCACTTACATAATTCATAATGGTAAAATATGTTCTGCTAAAGGAAACTGGAAATATAGGGCTTACACAGGCTATAACCCACATAAAGCACATATCCACATTTCTTTTAGCCCTGCGGGAGATCAGGACAGTTCGTTTTTCGACATCCCACTTCTCGGAGGTAAAGTATGAAACTATCAAAGAAACACAAAGCAGCAATTAAGTCCTACCTGCGAGCAGTAGCAGCTAGTGGAATTACAGTTGCCTTAGCAATTGCTGGCGACATGAAACCAGAGTATGCAGTATTGCTTGGCGCATTAATTGCACCTATCGTTAAAGCCCTAGATCCAAAATCAGGATCTGAAAGCGATTACGGCATCACTACGAAATGAGCCAGTCGGAATTCTTTACTCTTTATTTTGCAACCATTGGCGTACTAGGTGGATTTGCAAGTTATGTTATCTCTCATTTAATGGCTGAAATTAAACGCCTAAATGAGCGTGTTGATGAGATCTATAACATACTTCTAGAGCGATAATTTAAAACATGGCAAACACACGCAAGAAGCAAGCACCTCGCAAAAAGATTGCGAAGAAGCGAATTGTGCGTAAGTCGCCAGAGCCATTATCAAAGATAGACATCCATTACATCGCTTTGCAAGAGTGCTACAAAGCAGCTCGTAAAGCAGGATTTAGTGAAGGTGTCGCACTTTGGATGATGACTGAGAAGCACACCTTTCCCGACTGGATTGTCGGAGATGGTGGGATCATTCCTTCGATTGATCCGACTGAAGAAGATGAGGATTTAGATTAAGCGATACTTGGTCATTTCAGATTTACAAGTGCCATACCACCATGAAGCAGCTGTAAAGAATGTCATCAAGTTAGCAAGACGGGAGAAGTTTGACAGTGTACTTAACGTTGGTGATGAGATTGATTTTCAAACCATTTCTCGATGGGCTGAGAAAACACCTTTGGCTTATGAGCAGACTTTGCACCGCGATCGTGAACTCACTCAGCAGATACTTTGGGATCTTACCGAGCACGCTAGAGAGGCTCATATTGTCCGCTCTAATCATACTGATCGCCTATATAACACTCTCTTAAAAGTACCTGGCCTAATCAGCCTTCCAGAGTTGCAGTACGACAAGTTCATGGACTTTGCCACAATGGGCATTACATTCCACAAAACCTTTTACGAATTTGAAAAGGGCTGGTTACTTGGTCATGGCGATGAAGGAAACACTAATCCTAACGCAGGCTTAACTGCCCTTAATCTGGCCAAGAAGGTGGGTAAGAGCGTTTTAATAGGCCACACCCATAAACTAGGGCTATCTTCGTTCTCAGAGGGCTTAGGAGGCCATTACAGGACGATTTACGGCATAGAGGCCGGCAACCTAATGAACAAAGCCAAAGCCTCATACACAAAGGGAATCGCTAACTGGCAGATGGGCATCGTAATCCTAGATTGGGATGGTAAAAATATGACCCCTACTCTGATTCCAATCAACAAAGATGGATCATTTACAGCTCTTGGAAAGTCTTATGTCTAGGGAAACTGACTACAAGCCACGCACAATCGATGAGCATATTGATGTCATTGATAACAGTATCGTTATCTAACACGCCCATTAGCAGATTGATCAGATCCCACCTTTAGAGGATATTTCTCTTATCGGAAACAACCAATCCGATAGGGAGCAATAAATGAAAACAGAAACAAATACCAGGGAAGTTGCACTGGAATATGCAGATCGTGGATGGGCAGTAATGCCTTTACTACCTAACAAAAAAGATCCACATTTTGACCTATGCCGTAGGGCGTATCTATCAGCTACAACAGATCATAAACTAATCAATTTTTGGTTTGATTATGATTCTAATATTAACATCGGTATAGCCTGTTCTACTTCTGGACTGGTCGTATTTGATATTGATTATCGTAATGGTGGCGAACTGTTAAAAGAGTTTCAGCCAACCTACACAGTCAAAACTGGCGATGGAATGCACCTTTACTATGCAACAAGTCCAGCAGCTGTCTATCGTGGCAAATTAGCAGATGGCATAGATATTAAATATAAAGGCTATGTCGCAGCTGCGCCTTCGATACATCCGTCAGGTGCTAGATATACAGTTATCGATGACAGAAATCCTGTCGCAGTTCCACAAGAGATTTGGGAGTGGGCAACAAAGTGAATGATTACATGTTTTTACTATTACCTTTCCTCAGCTTTATTGCTTTTTATTCTTTTATGGCATGGAGAGAAGATCGCATCAATCGCTTGACCGATGCAGCATGGCGTGCTGGATATGAACAAGGCATGAAAGTGTCCAGAAGTGTCCGCTAATCGTGAAGCAATTTTTGATGAGGCAAGATTACTTATACAAGACCGAGGTCGAGTTTATGGATCTCCTTATACGAACCACAAACGAATTGCAGAGCTGTGGAGTGCAATCCTCGAGTTTCCAATTACGGCGCATCAAGTTGTCCTTTGCATGGCAGGGGTCAAGATCGCTCGTTTGGTTGAAACACCATCACATCACGACAGTGTTGTCGATGCGGTCGCATACCTGGCATTCTACGAAGACGTTGTCAAAGGTCAATTAGATGACGATCAAGAGAAATTCTAACTCCAGTGTTTGGTGCGATTATTGTAAAGCGCAGTATGGAGCGCATACGATCAAAGGTCAGAATCCATCGACCTGGATCTCAACAAGCCAAAACGGCTTGCAAAGAGCCTATTGCGATAAATGCAGACACAGCATGGAGGCTTGGCATGATGGGAGCACTTGGGATCTTCGTGCCCAACAGGAATACCGACAAGGAAAACAGGAGATAAATTATGGCTTTTAATTTGGAGGATTATGAA